AAATCAGATCTCCCTTTGACTATAGCGCCGAATCAGCCCAAATCACGGTGGACAGCCAACAAGGCGGCACAACATCACACCAAACCTCAGTCATACCAAGGGACATCATCGTATCTTATCAGTGCATTGCTGACTCATAACCGTAGGTTAACTGGCCGACAGATCGCGTGATATTAACACGTGTAACATGGGCGCGGTAGTTAGTTTCGCCCGGTGGAGCGCGGTAAAACCTATCGCGAGCGCGGTTTAGCCCGGCAAAAACCAAGATCACTACTGCGTAGTGCTGGGCAAAACCGGGCAAAACTGGGGGTACCGGGGGGAAAATTGTCCATGCTACCACGCTATATGGGTAGACAAATTTTTGTCAATTTTTAACAGGTACTCCTTTTCGGTGTAATACGGTTCATTCCCGATAAAATCCCGTGCATCCTGTACATATGGCGGTAACCACTGGTGCACGGGCAGACAATACTGCCAATTATCGGGTTGAGCGCAGTTTACAAGCACAACACTAAAGAATGCTGTGACATAATTGTAAAATGTAAGCATGTTAATTGTTATCTGTAAACTTTGGGGAGTACCATGGGCAGTACCATGGTTGGCAACTTACTTCTTCTACAGGATATTTGGCGTTTACTGGTATTTCAACGCCACATTCCTTACATACAATAATTTTAACTGGATCTAACTCGAAATCACCACATAGCTCCATAAACTTTAGGGAAATAAGCCCGGATAATGTTTTTACACTGCGTAGCAATGCGTTTGTGTTCCTCTTGTGTACCGTTAGCGCACCTTAGCTCACAATAGTGCATCCAAGACCGCAATGTGCCGTTCATATACAGTTTTGTAGGGCTACTCATGGGCAACACCTCACGAGCACACTCTTTAGCTACTCCAGCCTGCAACATTTCGTTGTACAAGCTTTGTGACATATCATATAGTTGCTGTGTCTTGACTTGAAAGTCTTGCACAATAAACCTATCCATATCATCAATACTGTTTTGCCGGTTAACCGTGTCTTGACGGCGTAAATCGGGTACAACCGGGCTATCTGCTACTACTGCGTAACGCTGGCTAAACTCTTGAAAGCTGAATGATCTGTGCCTAAGGATTTGAGCTGCAATAGATCGTGTCGTGTGTATCTCAACACACATGTTTACCATTTCAAACGGTGACCAATGTTTATGTTTGATCAGGTACTTAATTAACTTAGCACTGGTCTCAGTGTTGTTTTGATTGTTTGGATTAGATACACGTGCCATATAAGCTACGAGATCGTCACCTTTGGGTGTAGAGTGGATGTAATTGACGTGGTGCATACAGTAGTAAACTTGTTGTGGTGGTGACGGGTGTATAAATACACATGTCTCAAAGTAATCTAGTTACAGTAGTAAAAGGGACTCCGAAGAGTCCCCAGTACAGAAAGTTGGGTCCACCCATCCCTTCTCCCTGTATAAGGCAGGGACCAACCTAAATCCAGGTGGGGACACCGTTCTTGTAGTTACCTCTAGCCTTTTCTCGTTGTTCTTTATTCATACCAAACACGAGGTGGTTAGCACTACCTTGTGGGTCTTCTATTGTAGACTTAAGGAGGTCGTTCCACTCGTCACGTTTGCGTTGATTAACTGCTTCTTGGGCAGATATACCCATGGCATCTGTAAAATACTTGACACCTTGGGCTAGGCAGTCAATCCTGTCGTCATGTCTAACCGCACCTTTTTCCATGCACATCCTACTCATTTGGTAGAACAACATGTACATAAGTCGTTTTTCTGGGGCTTCATCTCGGTTGGATTTGTAGTCCCAGTCAATGACGCTACGGTCGATAACAAGACGATGCTGATTAAGAATGGGCTCAAGAGCATCAATGATTCTTTGTTCTTTACGGAGGGTTGCTCGGACTTCTTCAACGCCTATAGCCTGTTTAGTTTGTTGTAGGTGTTTTTTAAACAATTCGGCAACGATTCCGTCCCCGAAGTTTGTTTCTATAACCAATTTGGTTACGTTATACTTTTTACAACCCCTTAGAATGTCCAAGAGCGTCGTGTCTGAGTACCCATCTCTATAAGCTCGCATTTCATGCAAGTACAGGTAACCATTACGCTGGGAGATATAAGCTGCTGCTGTCTCATCTGAGCCTCTACCCGATGGATCAACTGAGCAGATTGTTTCTTGGTAAGGAAGCCACTCTCCTTGGAGCTGCATTGGACTGTAGAAATAATCTCCAGGTAAGCCGACAGTGGGAGCGTCCCGAATGACATTCTTGGGATCGCTGCACCAGATGACGGAATCAGGAGCAGTACTGGGGTTAACGGAAGTAACCACCAGGTCTTGCATTTTAAGTGGGAACTTGTCAGCGTCGCTAAGGGACGTGTCAAGCATAAATTGCAGCATAAAGTTGCTGCGTCCCATAGCCGCTTCACGTTCGATAAGATCATTGTCATCAAACCGGTCAGGGTCAGTAACATCCCACGCCTCAGCACCCATATCAATGTCTTCTTGTAGCTGTGGAGCTATAAGACCTTCGTAGTTACTGAGGCTTCGTGGGACGCGTGCAGGCCACACAAACGGTCTGTAGTTGCGTTCTGCAAGCTTACGGTAGATCGTAAATGTAGTCTGAGGTGTACCAAGGTACATAATGCGGGAGTCATCCTTGGGTGTAAGGATAGACTCCGCTTCAGTACAGAGTTGCAGGAGTTTTTCCCGCATAAACTCTGTCATTGAGTTACCAGGAACTTCAATGTCGTCTAGAATCATTAAATCTGCGCGACTTCCGGTGAGCTGTCCAGTGATGCCCACCGACTTTACGCTGGGCGCTTGGTGGGGTGAGCAGTTCACATCGAAGCTTATCCTTGACCACCTTGCATCGTCGGACTTCGGGCGTAAATGAGAAAGCCATGGCGTTTCAATAATGAGTTTTTGTAAAAAGATGGACATATTATCTGCTCTCTCTTTAGAGGCAGAAATGATCATAATCTTCTTTTCGGCGTTATTAAACAACGTCCAAAGCACGAATGCTCCGGTAATCCAGGACTTACCGACACCTCGGAAAGCTTGGATCTGTAGTCGTTTAGGACCGTTTTGTAAGTAGTCTGCGATAGCGTACTGTGCGCGGGTGGGAGAGGGTAGATCAAGCTGCGTCCACAAGGCTTGCAGAAACAGCTTGAAATCGGCCTGCATAGATTCAACTACGGAGACCCCTCTAGAAGGCGCTGTACGGCGTTTTCTAGGCATGTTGTGTGGGTTTCTATGGTCCAGCGTTTACACCGGTGTTCCAGGCGCTATTAGGGTGAGCGCGTTTCATCATTTCTGAAAAGATAAAACCCTCTTCTTCTTCCAACACATCTTTAAACTGACGCATAAAATCCATACGTTGATCCATACCTTGTTTGCCAGGATCAAAACTGATTTTAAAGTTGTTCAAAGTTTTACCAGTCATAGCTGCAAACGCTTTGTCTAGTCGTTGGTGGAGAACAGTATGAATAGAATCAGGCAGTTGACGCAAGTTAGAAAGGTGGTTACCGGAATAAATGCCTAGTTCTTTTTCTACTTTTTTGATAAAACTGTTGCGTTGTTTAGTAGTAAGACCCGCAGTTACTTCATCCATCAGTTTTAATGGATTCCAGTGGTGTGCATGAGATCCTACAGGTGTTTGTGTGTAGAAACCTTGGTCTCCATCAGGGGTAAGACGCTTTTCCCGCTTAATACGAGTTGTCGTACCACGTTGTTCACGTCGTTTAATTTCTAAATCAGTCCTACCCAACGGCAGTTTTTCAGAGTGGAAGCGGCGAATAATACGTTGTACACCGCCTTCATCAGTAAATTTATTCGTGCCAAGCAAGATAGCTTCGATGCGATCCTGTGGCATACGGTCAAGAGTACCTTCTTGTACCCTTGCTTCTAGTTCAGCAGTACGGTTGCTAAGTGTAGTTGGTACTTCGCCTAGTTGATCTTGTAGGAACTTTTGTTGTTCTGGTACACCTTTTAAATTACGGGTGTTTAAACGGTCAAGTTCCATACGTGTAATAGCTCCACCGTTTCTAGCGTCTTGAACGGCATCCATCACTTGTTTAGACGGACCACCAAATATATCAGCAGCAACTGCGGCTGTAGCTCTTGCTGTGGTCATATTAGGCTATAGTTGAAGAATAACCACGTAAATCGTTAGCACCAGGACCCATTTGAATTTTAGTTGCGTTAGGCTTAATGAACGGTTTTTCTTGTGGTTTTACTTTTAGTTTACCTTTTTGCTCTTTAAAATACTCTTGCACTTGAGCGTAACCCACTTGATTAGGTTTAAGTGCCATAGCAAGTTTTTGGTTAGCGTGTGCCCATTGTTTAAATGGTGAGTCTTTGTATTTAGTACGTGCGTCTTTAATAAGAAGTTCACGTTGGCTAGGAGGTTTAGTTACTTCAGAAGCTGCTAAAGTATCAGATTCTGTAGTTTCAACTACTGGTTCAGATGGAGTGTCTGGATCTTTTTGGTTAATTTTAATCTGTTGTTTAGTGACGCTAAAAGAACCTTCAGGGAAAGTGTTTCCGTACTTGTCTTTATCTTTTTCAACTTCCACATCTGTTTTCGATGTTCCTATAACTTTAGGCTTAAATTTGCCGTCTACCATCGTTCCGACAAACTTATCGTTAAGGTAAACATTGTTCCCGCTATAAGTTGCGCCTTTTAGAAACCAAGGAGTAGTTGTAAGATTTTCTTGTTGAGTACCTGGTACAAGTTTTCCAGATCCAGTTGCTATAGGTTTAATTGGTGCTTCCCCTTGAGAAGTTTTAAAATAAACCTTTTTTCCACTAGGAGTTTGATATCCAATAAGTTGTCCTCGTAAATTCCTAAGAGGAGAGCTACCTTTAGGAATGTCTTTAGAACTTTGTGCCATTATTTAATATGTGATTTGATAACGTGTTCACGGAGCCTATTAACTCCAAACTCTGTCCTCATCCATCCCTGCCACTCATCACTACCTTTTCTTTGATTGCAACAGGTACAGGCTGGTACGATGTTGCTTGTAATCGTTTCGCCGCCCATAGAACGAGGGCGAACGTGATCAAGAGTAAGTTCATGTAAATCATAAGTTTGTCCACAATAAACGCATGTACAATCGAAGGACTCTTTAATAGCCCGCCTCCAAAGACGGGTGGCTTCGGAGCT